TGTTCTAATGTTACTAAGGTTTATTTTAAAGAAATGGCTCCAAATGTCTTAAATGGCGATTACAACAATAAGATAGAAATAGACTATGAAGCACAAAAGAGATTAGTTATATTAGATGGGAAAGACCCAGATGAATTAACAGAAATGGAAATCTTAAAATATCCATCTGGGGATGATGTATTCTTGAATGGAGATGTCAAATTTTCTGATACTATGGCAAATCTTAGCTTAATCATTAAAATGTAATAGGAGGTTAAAATGGCAGATACAAATATAAGAGGTTATCATACCATCGCTGGAGCTCATGGTACTCTTTGGATAGATAATGAAAAAATAGCAGAATTTTCTAAGGTTAATGCTAAAGTTACACCTGATAGAAAAGATATACAACTAGGATTATCTGTAGATAGTAAAATTGTAGCTTTAAAAGGTGAAGGAAGTATCACTCTTGAAAAAGTATATTCAAGAGGGAAGAAAATAGCTGAGAAATTAATAAAAGGACATGATCCGAGAGTTAGAATAGTAACTAATCTAGCTGACCCAGATACACCTGGAAAACAAGAAGAAAGAATCTCTCTTGATAATGTATGGTTCAATTCAATAGATTTAATCAACATTGCTAGAGGAGAAATTGTAGAGGAAGAATATCCATTCGGATTTACACCAGAAGATTTAGCTTATGAAAATGATATAAAATAGGAGGCTTAAATGTTAGTTACAGCAGATATGCTACTTGAAAATAGTAAAAAAATAAATAATGATAAAAGAGAAAAAGTAAAAATCTATGTAAAAGAATTAGATGGAGATTTGGATTGTGAGCTTTTAAACAAAGAAGATTACTTAGATTTAATCTTGTCTAAAGAAAAGGATAAGGATTTAGAAGTAATTTATAACTCTTGTTCTATTTTTAGAGATGATAAGCTAATAGAAAAGCTAGGTTGTAAGAGTAATCCTGTTTCTGTTGTAAGCAAAGTTTTAAAAGACCCAACAATTTATAGACTAGCTGATATAATTTTAGTTGCCTCTGGGTATGGTGAAAAAGATTTAGTTAGTTTGGTTGAAGAAACAAAAAACTAATAGAGAGCGACTGGAAATTAAGTACAGTCGCTCATTATTTAAATAGAGGACATAAATTAGAAGAACTTAGAAAACTCTCAGAAAAAGATTTGTTCTATATGTACCTTTTAAAAGAATAATGCTATAATATAGTATATTAAATTCATTTTAGGAGGGAAGTTTTATGAAAAAGTTTTTATTTGTGCTATTTATTTTTATTTCAGTTATTAGTTTTGGTGCTACAAGATATGTTACTAAGAATGGTACATTCCCTTATACGAGAACCAAAGAACAATTGGATGATATATTTATGTATATTAATTCAAAGGATATGCCTGCTTTAAAAAAATATATGAATCAATTGATAAATAGTGGTGATGGTGGATATTTGAAACCAGGGTTAGAAGTTGAAGTAGTTGATACAGCAGACTTTGCTAGTGTAGTAAAAATTAGATTGGTTGGAGATACAATGTTGGACTGTTAGAGAGGCAATCCAAAAAAAATAAATAATGAATAAAATAATTAAATTAAGAGCAGTTTAAAACTGCTCTTTTTTATTTGGAGGTGAAAATTTGGAACATGTACTAAGTGCTAGATTGGAACTTAAAGATAAATTTACTGCAGTTATAAATAAAGCTGAAAAAGGCTTAGCTGGACTTTATCAGAAAGCTAAATCTATGAATTGGGAAAAAGTTAATTCTGGATTGAATAAATTTGGAGCAGTTGCAGCAGGAGGATTAGTTGGATTAGGTGCTATAGCTGGAAGCTCTTTAACTGCTTTTGCTGATTTAGAGGATCAAGTCAGAAGAAACAAAGCTATCATGGGAGCAACAGCAGCTGAAGAAAATATGCTAATGACTCAAACAAGAGAACTTGGAAGAAGTACAAGATTTACAGCACAAGAAGTGGCACAAGCTCAAATGTATCAAGCTATGGCAGGAATGAAAACAAATGAAGTATTAGAAATGACACCAAAACTTTTAAAGCTATCTATTGCATCTGGAGAAGATTTAGCTAGTACATCCGATATTCTAACGGATAATATGACTGCCTTTGGGATAGAGTTAAAAGATGTAGATCATTTTATGGATGTCATGGCGGCTACTGCTAATAATACTAATACAAGTATTGCACAATTAGGAGAAGCTTATAAATATGTTGCAGCAACATCAAGAAGTTTTGAAAGCATGGAAGAAGTTAATATCTTATTAGGTGTTTTAGCAGATAATGGATTAAAAGGTTCTATAGCTGGGAGAAACTTAGCATCAGTATATACAAGACTTTCAAAGACAACTCCAGATATGGATGCTGCTTTAAAAAAAGTTGGAATAAGTCTTTACGATAATAATGGTAAATTTAAAGGATTAAGAAAAATCTTAGAAGAAATTAAACCTAAACTAGCACAAATGAATGATGAGCAAAGAAATTTGTTTTTGACTACGATAGCTGGTTCTGAAGGCATGAAAGTTTTTACATCTCTTTTAGGTTCTTCTAAAGAGGGTATAGAAAAAGCTGAAAATGCTATTAGAAATGCAACAGGTGCAACTGATAAAATGGCTAGTGAAATGGGCAGTGACACAAAAAATAAAATAGCAGAATTCAATAGTGCTGTTGAAGATTTAAAATTATCAATTGGAGAAGGATTGGCTCCAACAGCAGTTGACTTTATAAATCAATTTACAACTAAAATGAAAGAACTAAATTCTAAAGGAACTTTTGATACTCAGAATGTTGAAACTTATTTTAATAGAATATTCTCTCTTACAGCTGAGGCTATTAAAGGTTTTGCGGCATTAAAAGTAGCAGCAATGGCAGAAAATATTTTCCCAGGTTCTGGAAAATATGTAATAGGTAGTTATGCAGCATATAAAGCTGGTAAATTTGTTGGAAATTGGATAGGAGATAAAGTAGGAAGAACAAAAAATAAATGGGAGTTAAGAAAAGAATATCAATCAAAAGGATATACTTGGGATGAAGCTAATGCACAAGCTGAAAAAGATTTAGAAACTATAGATTTAAGAAACAGTAAAACAGATAGCGATGATAAAATCATGTACATAAAAGCAAATATGTTAAAAGAAAAAATAAAAGAAAATAAAGGCTCAGGAAAAGGACTAGAGCAATTAATGAAAGAAACTGATGAAGACTTTAAAGAAAGAAGAAGACTTGCTAAATTATCACCTCAAGATTTAGCTAAAGAACAAGTTGTACAACAAAATAAAACTGTCGAGTCTTTAAATAAACCTATACCAATTGGAAAACCTCTACCTAAAAAGCCAAAATCTGAATATGAAAAATCATTTGAAAATCTAGGATTTAAAGCTCCTATAGCATCTACTACTAATTTTTCTCCTCAAGTAAATGTTAATATGGGTGGAGTTGTAATAAAAAATGAAGCTGATTTAGAAAAAACTGCAGAAATGTCTAAACAAAAAATAATGGCAGAGTTAAAAAATTATGTACAAATAACAAATTAAAGGAGGGATAGTATGAAACCAACATTTATTTTATTAAAAAATTCTACAAGTACTCCTTTTTTCTTTGTTGTTCCACCTTTAGATTTAAAGATTGAAAGTGAGCAAGACACACAGATTTTTAAAATAATTGATGTAGGAGAAAAGACATTAATAGGAAATAGAAAAGCTGAAAGAATTAGTTTTTCTACATTTTTTCCTAATCTTAAATCTCCTTTTTTTAATTATTTACTGTCTGCAACACCATCTGGCTGTGTTGAAACATTAACTAAATTAAAAAACGATAAAGAGCCTTTAACTTTAATTGTTCCTGAGTTCAACATATTTTTTAAATGCTATATCCAAACTCTAAATTTTTCTATAATTGAAAGAACTGGAGATATAGATGTTGAAATAAGTTTAATTGAAATTAGTAAAAATAAAACATTGCTAGATGTAGCTAGAGGCTTACTCCAAAGGTGATAATATGGAAAAAGTAAAAATATATGTTAATGGAAAAGAATATAAAAATATTTTTATTCAGGTTATATGGAGTGGTGCAATTCACGGAACTGCTAGAAAGTTAGAAGTTGAGTATTTAGGAGATATCATAACTGAAATAGGAGATGAAATTGAATTTTCTTATGATGATGAAAAATTATTTGTTGGAAAGGTATTTTTTCATTCGAGAAAAGGAGATACTGATGTTAAAACATTCTATGCCTATGACAATTCTATTTATCTTAACAAAAATAACTTTGTTAAAAATTTCTTTAGGAAAAAGCCTTCTGAAATTATAAAAGAAATATGCGGAGAACTTAATTTAAAAGTAGGTAAAATACCACAAGATGAAGTTACTTGTACTTATCCAGCTATTGACAGAAGCGGAT